AAGATTCGCCGCAAATGGACCAGCAGGCGGAATATCTTGAGAAGGATTTTAACCATTACCTGACCGTGACTGCGAAGGAATATTATCCTGACACGGACAAGATGCTTTTCATGTTGGGCTTTGGCGGGTCAGCCTTTAAGAAGGTTTACTTTTGCCCCCTGCGTAACCGTCCCGTTTCTGAAACGGTTGATGCTGATGACCTTATTGTCAACAATGAAGCAACGGACCTTTCAAATGCTCGCCGGATTACCCACAGAATCTCTATGCGTCCTACGGTTGTCAAAAGAATGCAGATTATTGGCGCATACCGGGACGTTGACCTTGGACAAGCCAAGCAAAAGGAACTTGACGCTGTTCAAAAAGAGAAAAACGCAATTCAAGGAACTCAAGACGATATCAACGTCGCGGAAGATCGGGACCGCGAAATATATGAGTGCTACTGCGAGTTAGACATTCCGGGATTTGAGCATGAAATTGACGGAGAATCATCCGGCTTGGAAGTCCCTTACCGCGTTACCATAGACGTGTCGTCTAAGCAGATTTTAAATATTGTGCGGAATTATGATGAGCAGGATCAAGACCTACCAGAGGCAGATACGCACTTTGTTAAATATGACTTTGTGCCGGGTCTCAAGTTTTATGGCATGGGTCTACTTCACATTTTAGGCAATACGACCAATGGCTTGACTGCCGTTTGGCGTGAATTGCTTGACGCTGGTATGTATGCCAACTTCCCCGGCTTTTTGTATGCCAAAACTTCTGGACGTCAGAATAGTAACATATTCCGCGTTCCTCCGGGCGGCGGCGCGCAAATTGACACGGCTGGCATGCCCATCCAGCAAGCCGTTATGCCATTGCCTTACAAGGAGCCATCCGGCGCATTGGGTGCATTTGCGGAGACCATTAGCCAATACGGCCAGCGCCTTGGTGGCACCGCTGAGATGCAAGTGGGCGAGGGTAAGCAAGACGCCCCTGTTGGCACGACATTGGCCATCATTGAGCAAGCCCAGAAGCTTCTCAATAGCGTTCACAAGCGTTTACACGCGGCTCAAGCTGAAGAGTTCCAGTTGCTTGCGCAGTGTTTCCGCGACCACCCTGATTCGTTCTGGCAGCGCAACAAGCGCCCAGCGGGCCAGTGGGATGAGCGGACATTTTTGTCCGCTTTGGATAACTATGATTTGGTTCCGCAAGCTGATCCTAACACGGCCAGCCATATTCAGCGCGTCATGAAAGTGACGGCCCTCGTGCAGTTGGCTCAGCAGGCGCCTGACTTGTACAACCTTGACGCGGTTAACCGTGAAGCCTTGTTAACACTTGGCTGGGCTAACCCTAGCACGTTGCTGCGTGACGTTCAGAACCAGCCGCCACCACCAGACCCGCAGGCTCAAGCCGCGCAAATGGCGGGACAGGCGGCAATGATTACGGCGCAGTCCAAAATGATGGAAGCGCAAGCCAAGACGGCTGAATTGCAAGCCAAGACGGGTGCAAATCAACAGATGTCGCCAGAGGATCAAATCCACATGGCTGAAATCCGGCAAAAGGGTGTTGACTCTGAGTTGGATGCCATTAACCGCAAGCGCGACCGTGAAAGCCGTGAACGTCTTGCGGCGGTTAAGTTTGCAGAAGAAATGGCCCGTAACCCACAAGGCCTTAACATTGCTCGCCAACTCATTGATCCGGGCATGTTGCAGCGTCTTGAGGGCAACGAACCTGAAATGGCACCAGAACCCGGCGGCGTTATACAGTAGGTAGATCATGCCAATTAATCCAGATGATGATATTAGCAATGCTGTAAATATAGCCCGTCAAGATATGGGGGCTAATGCTATTCAATCAAAAGTCAGTGGATTAAATCAATTTATGGCAGGGTTGGATTTAGAAGCCAATCCTTTTAACCCACATACTGGTTTAAATTCGCCTTCTATTGGTGGTGCTGGAATGCCATCTGCCCCACCACGCCAACTAAATGATATTGGTTTGTATAGTCATGCGGGGGAACAGGCTAATACATTACAGCCACGTGGTGATGCTAAACAAATGATTAGCACCCTTAAAAATATGCCGGGTGTTAAACCAGAAGAATTGCAAAACGCTGGTTTGCTTGACGCACAAGGCAATGTCCACCCTGAATGGGCAGGGCGTGGCAAGATCACCCGTGAGGATTTAGCAGGGCATTTGCAATCATCTATGCCGCAAGTGCAGGAAACTGTGTTGGGTCGTATACATCAATTTCCTCCTAAAGAAATTCAAGATAAGTATCTTCAAGATTATGAAACAGCAAAACAAAATTTTTGGAATACAAAATACGATGACCCAAATTATGAAAAAGTAACTCAAGAATTTAAAAAAGCAGAAGATAATATGAAAATGAATGTCCCCGGTTGGGGCATTTCTGAAAGCGGAGAAACAACTAAATACGGTCAATATACCCTTCCCGGTGGTGAAAACTACCGTGAAGTATTGCTTCATCTGCCACCCAAAGGTTTACTTCCGCTTCAAGAAGGTGAATATGCCCGTTTATCTGAACTTTCTAACACGAGAAACAGAACACCAGAACAGTTAGCAGAATATTATGATTTGGCTGCGCGTTATGGTTCAGAGGGAATGAATCTTGCGCCAGAAGAAGTATTTAACCAAAATCATTTTCCTGACATTAAAAATCTTCTTGCCCATTTACGTATGTCTGACCGCACTGGCCCTAACGGTGAAAAGATTCTTCATGTTGAAGAATTGCAATCTGATTGGGGGCAAAAAGGAAAAAAAGAAGGTTTTGCCCAACCTCCTCGCGTATGGAAACAACAAAATCCTGACGGAACATTTGATGTCATGGGGATGACCCCTGACAGAACCCAAACTATTCCCTTAGCTGAAGGTACAAATGAAGATCATGCGAATCGGTTAATTCAAACATTTCCGCGTGATTTAAAAAGTTCTGTTCCCAATGCCCCTTACGTTACTAATACAGGATCATGGACTGATCTTGCCCTTAAACGCGCTTTAAAAGAAGCAGCGGAAGGTGGTTATGATAAGTTGGTTTGGACACCGGGTGAAGAGCAAGCCAAGCGGTATGATTTAAGCAAACAAATTGGTTCTTTAACGTATAATCCGCAAACTAGGTCGTTTAGAGCATATAAACCAGTTCAACCTGAGCAGGGTGAAGGGGCCACTAATGGTGGATTAGCATTTGGCCATGTAATTCCCCCAGAAAAAATATCAGATTACGTTGGTAAAGATGTTGCGGAAAAACTTTTATCATCAAACCCAGATGAAATGGGTATTCATAGGTTAGAAGGTCAAGAACTTTCCGTTGGCGGCGAAGGCATGAAATCATATTATGATAGCATTGTGCCTAAGCAATTACAGAAAGTTACCAAACAATATGATCCAAACGCCAAAGTTGGTTATACGGATGTTATGCTGCCGCCATCAGGTAAGGCAGGAACTAATAATCCGCCTATACAAGCACCCGGAATAGATATTACCCCCCAAATGAGAGAAGCCATTATGCGCGGACAAAAAGCGTTTAAGCGCGGTGGTTTTACGGAAAACCATGATGAAAATATAAAACATGCCTTGCGTCTTGCCATTGGCGGCAGGGCGCACTTTGATGATGGCGGCGATGCTGGCGGTGGCGGTGGCGAAAGCGGCGGTAGCGAATCAGATAAAGGATACAGCGGAGGATGGGGCAACTACGGGAATTATGGTGAAGCTAATGTTAAAAACTACGGCGACCAAAGCACTGTAGATGCAAGTCGCGACAATAGCGGCAATAAATCTATTGAAAATCAACCTGTATCTACGCAACCTGAATCTCCATCTATTGTGGATTCAGCCCTAAATGTTGTTAATCAAATGTTTGGAGTTCCTTCCGCTGAGGCTGCTAATCTTCCATCGCAACCTTCAATTGCCCCGCAAGGAAACATTGCTGACATACAACCTGCTCCTGTAAATGTCCCAGATAATGCTGTAACTACACCAACAATAGATCAAGCTATGGCGGCTG